CTCGATGCCTAGTTATCGTATGCAAGAAATTAGGCATAGATATTATTGCCGGGGATACAGAAAAAGCCATTAGTGAATTAAAGGTGATTTATGAAAAAGAAAGTAAATGCAAGATATGTGAAAAGGAAGATGCAACTACAAATGGCTTTTGTACTGACTGCGCTAGAGAACATTATTCTTAGATTAGATTGAACGAACTGTTATATTTTATTGATGAGGTGACACAAGATGGAAGAAGGCTTGAAAAGTTTTTTAATAATTATTTCTGGTGTTTGTTTGTTTATAGAACTGGTGTTCTTAATTGCTTATTTGAAAATGATTTATAAGGGCGGTAGTTGGTGATGAATTATGAAAAATCAAATAAACCTATCTGGATAGGTATTGATTGGGCAGCAGGTAACGGCATGATTCGCGGCGAAGTGATAAAGAAAATTGATAACGTGATATATTTAAGATTTAAAACTGTAAACACATAACTATTTAGCTAACCGGAGAACGGGAATATGGTGTGGACTAAAGATATGCAGCAGAACGAACAGGCAAGAGCGGAACTTATGGGTGACGCTGCGGCTAGTGAGTCCGCGTTAAGCGACTTGTTATGTATGATGCCAAAAGAATTAACTGCTGAGAATGGCGCGAAAGGATTATTGATTGGTGAGTTTTACACAACATTTGAGATTGAGTGTGTCCATTGTGATGGTAGTGGTAAATCTCTAAACGGTGAAACTTGCTGTGAATGCAAGGGCGTTGGGTTACTTGAAATAAAGAGCTATATACCATGGACAACCATTAAAGAAATATACGCAATGGCTGTGAAGCATTTAAGTACATAACGACAGTTAATAACCAGCCGCCCACTGGTCTATTTGAGTTGTCCGGAAATTTCGGACAACTGGATACTTTTTGAAACACACGGCGGGTTGACCGTCAAATTGAATGGCTTGTTATATTGCGGAGCTAATTATGAGCAACATAAACACAATAAAATCTAGAATTATTTTTAAATCGGCATCTTCTGGCTTGTGGTATCAAAACAAAGATGCTGCTGGCGATATTTCAGCGGTACGCGTTGACGGTGTTTTGTTTGAGCAAACCAACGATGGGATAGATAAAGAGGCATATAACAGAGTCGTAATGGATATTGTTAATTTTATGAGCGGCATGGATGTTGACGCTGAAATTATTAAAGAACAGTTTTTATCAATATAACGATTGAAGTAACTGGAGAGCGAATTATGAGCATGACACCTGCAATGCACAGTAAAACTGAGCAGTTAAAAAAAGACCTGGCAATACCCGCCAAAGGTAGCGAATCCACGTTGACTGACTTGTTATATTGTGATTTAACCGACCTTATGCGCCAATGTGCAAGTCATAATGCTGCTAAAAATATGCAAGCTATTTATGGGCTGCTTGAGCGCGTACACGATAAGTTGTATCTGCCAAACGTTGATAATGTAATTGTGCCTAAAAAAACATACCAAAATTTAATAAACATTAAATCATTAGCTGTCGAGGCTCATAAACGATTTGTTGACTATGAAATGGATGTGGACACAGAAGCGCCTTATGAGCATCGTGATTTTATGCGTAGACTGAAAAAACATTTAGCAATATAACGTTAAAAATAACCGGCACGTTTTTTGTGTCCGTTTAATTAGCTTGTTATATTTTTGGAGGTAATTATGAGTAATTGGGTTGATTGGCCAGAGCATGAGGGGTATTGGTGGCGTAGAAAGAAAAATGGCTTACCAAAGCTCGTGCGTGTATATGCAGAAAGTAATGGCGGAGTTGAATATTGGTATTGCCCAAGTGTTAAACGAGGCCGCCAAGATGACGCAATTGACGGCATTAATTGGCAAGAAGTTAAACATTGGGATAAATAAATATAACAAGTAATAGACAGAATGTCGGTACTCTGTGTTATACAGAAAAATAATGAAACGACACGCGCTTAAAACTTGGCCTCAATATTTCAAACCGCTAACTAATGGCGATATTGAATTATCAATCAGAAAAAATGATCGCGATTATCAGATAAATGATATTGTTCAGTTTTTTGAATGGTCAGCAGATAAAGGATTAACTAGTTGTAAATCTAATTTTTACAGAATTCAATATATTCTATCCAAAACGCCCGGTCTTATAGATGGATATGTAGCATTATTACTAGAAGGGCCGTATTATGGACATGTGCCTGAGATACTTCCTGATGATAAAAAGGTGAAATATGAGTCAAAATGTGAATGATAATGGTCTTGGTCATCAAGATAGTAATAAATCAATGTCTGCTGCATTAGATAATAAATGTGACAGAGAAGGTTGCTGCAATATAGCAACAATGAAACCTGTTGTGCAATTGAGAGAATCACCAGTGCATGAAGCACTTGAATCTTTTTTTGGTTTAAAGGTTTGCTCTTCATGTGCAACACAAGAAAATGCAGACAGATTGATTGAAACTGATGAACAGAAGCTGATATTTGAAAACATATTCAAAGTGCAGCAGGTAGGTGACAAAGAAGTTGATTGGTCTTGTTCTGGCGTTGTGTGGGTAAAAATTCAATGATAATGGAGCAAGGTATCTGAAACATAATGACAGACCATCTGCTTCATGTGGGTGGTATTTTGTTTGTAACTTGATTAATCATTAAAGATTCCTTATATTGATGTTATGCCAGCACCTAAAAACAATCTATTCTGGTTAGCCAGAAGCAGTCATGGACGCAACCCTATATTCAAATATCCTGAAGAACTATGGAGAGCCTGTCTTGAATGGTTTCAATGGGTTGAAGACAACCCTTTATTAGAAGAAAAAGCGGTTCAGTTTCAAGGTGAATTTGTAAAGACCGATGTAAGAAAAATGCGAGCAATGACTATCGGGGGCTTGTGTATTTTTTTAGATATAGGTGAAAGCACTTGGTTTGATTATTGTAAAAAGGAAGATTTTTCGGAGGTCACAAAGAAGGTCGATCAAATAATCAGAAATCAAAAGTTTGTCGGAGCGTCTGCTGATCTATTAAATGCTAATATTATCGCTAGAGATTTAGGACTGGCTGATAAACAAGACCATAATATAAATACATCAACAAATGCAGAAGACTTGACAGACGATGAACTCGCAAATATCGCCAGCAGAGGCGGCAGAGGAAATTCTAAAGAGGCGTAAAGCAAGAAAAAACTTTGCAGATTATTGCAGATATATCTCGCCTGATGAATTACCGGCGGAGCATCATATTATTTTATGCGACGCGCTTGAGGAAATAATAGACGGCGATATAAGAAACTTAATGGTATTTATGCCGCCCGGTTCTGCAAAGTCCACATACGCAACAGTAAAGTTCCCTGCTTACTATCTTGGCAGGATGAAAAAAAAATCAATTATCAGCGCGTCATACTCAGGTGATTTAGCAACAGACTTTGGCCGTAAAGTAAGAAACCTTATTGATTCGCCAGAGCATCAAAAAATATTTCCAGATCAAAAATTAACTGGCGACCAGAAAGCTAAAAATAACTGGGAGACTGAAACAGGTGGAATTTATAAAGCAGTTGGTGTTGAGGGAGCAATAACAGGCAGGCGCGCAGATTGCGGTCAAATAGATGATCCGGTAAAAGGCAGAAAGGAGGCAGACTCAGATACTGTAAAAAGATCTACATGGGATTGGTATAACACTGATTTTTTAACAAGAATAAAGCCCGGCGGCTGTCAGATAATAATACAAACAAGATGGTCCGATGATGACTTATCTGGAAGAATATTACCTGAAAACTGGGAAGGCGAAAGCGGTCGATTTGTTGGCAGAGATGGCAAGATGTGGACTGTAATATCAATACAAGCCGAATGCATTGAAGGAAAAAACGATCCATTGAAAAGAAAACAGGGCGAATGGCTCTGGCCGGAATGGTTTACTAAATCATTTTGGAATCAAACAAAAACAGCTCAAATGAAGTCTGACCCTAGAAACTGGCAAGCACTTTATCAGCAAATGCCAACAACGGCAGAGGGTTCTTTTTTTAAGCGTGATTGGTTTAGGCGATACAATCCCGGTGATGAACCAAAAAGACTGTCAAAATTAGGCGCATCTGATTATGCTGTAACAGCAGATGGCGGCGACTACACAGAGCAAGGAGTGGCAGGAATGTGTCCAGATGGAAATATGTACATGCTTGACTGGATTTCATGCCAAGAAGAATCCGATGTATGGGTTGATGATTTGCTTGACCTTGTTAAAAAGCATCATGTTTTATTATGGGGCGCAGAGGTTGGACAGATAAAGAAAGCTGTTGCCCCATGGTTAAGAAAACAATGCATTAAGCGAAAGATTTATATAGAGCTTGAACCGATGCCTCATATTGGCGATAAAGCAACAAATGCCCGTACATTTCAAGCAATGGCAAAAATGGGGCTTGTTTATATTCCAAAAAATGATTGGGGCGAAGAATTAATAAGGCAATTAGTAAAATTCCCCAATGGTGCGTTTGATGATAAAGTCGATGCATGCGGCATTATGGGCAGATTGGCCGCCCGCGCTCAAATATCAACAACTGAAATTATGGCAAGATCAAAAGTGAGGCTTTTCTAATGACAAACAGCGTCAATCGTACAGATATCTACATGAAACAGCTAAAAACAATGCAGCGTCAAGATAGATGGGTCAATGAGAAAAACAACTTCGGTGGAGTTAATGACCCGATGACAAACACCTCATTCTTCAGAGAACGTACATTAACAAGACAAGAACTTGAAGCTTTATTTGTTCAAGATTGGCTTGCAAGGCGCGTCATCAACATACCTGCATCAGATTCAACAAGAAACTGGATTTCACTAACATCAGGTAATGACAACAAACTTGCTCTTGCTGTTGAAAAAGAATTCACAAGATTAAAAATCAGAAATAAAGTTGCTGAAGCAATAAGGCTTTCACGTTTGCATGGTGGTTCACTTCTTATTGTTGGTGCTTTCGATGGTCAAGAAACTGACATGCCATTGAGAAAAATCAGGTCTGTTGAATTT